TCACTGACCGGCCTCCGTCTCGGCGCGGGCGCCGAAGCCCATCTTGCGGTTCGGCATGGTATGGCCGGCGATGGCGGTGGCGGTCGTGGCGGCGCGGCTCACCTCATCCAGCTTCTCCTCGATCCGCAGCAACTGCAGCGACAGGCGCGAATCGAGGTCGCGGATCAGCGAGAGCGGCACATAGGTGCGCGCCACCTCCAGCTTGAAATCCACCAGTTCGTCGCGCGAGGGGCCTGGATGCGGGGCAGCAGGGGGTATCGCGGGCGGCGCTTCCGGCCGCGCCTGCAACTCCCGCCGCAGCAGGAAAATCATCCAAAGCATCAGCCCGGCCAGCGGCGCATCGGCCAGCGCAGCCGCAATCTGGGGCGGGATCTCAGGGATCATTGGGGGAAACTCCTTGAAGGGGGGCGGCGGCGGGACCACCCTGGGGGCGCCGCGGATTCAGGACTGCGGCGCCCAGCCCCGGCCGCCGCGCGGCCGACAGGAAGAAGCGACCGCGCAGCGAACGATGTGGAACCAGCCTTATCTCGAGACCTGTTGCCGATCCGCGCTGCACCGGCTGACCCTGGTGGGCTGGCCGGGCCGCCCGGATGGGCTGAAGGACGGCCCCTGCCTGCACCGCCTGGCCGGCATGGGCCTGGCTCGGCAGCGCGAGGATGGGCGGTTCGAGGCCACGGAAGCAGGCCTCGACCGTCACGCGACGGAGATCATGCCCCGCGCCAGGGCAGCGTCCGCGGTCTGAGCGCCGGCGCACCGGGCAGCCGCACCGGTTCCGCCAGCAGGCAGCCGGCCACCGCATCCAGCGCATCGTCGTGCTGACCCGGCCGGTCCGGCCGCCAATCCGCCATCTCCCGCGCGAAGCGGGTGCGGAACACATCCTCATGCGCCAGCAGGCGCCGGCCGGCGAGCACCGGGTCCAGCGCCGCCAGGATGCGTTCCGCCTTGGCGCGGCGGCTGGTGGCTTCCAGCACGCTGCAATGGATGCCGATGCGGGTCATCTCCCGCTTCAGCAGGCCGGGCAGGAACTTGCCGATGCCGTTGGTCTCCACCCGCAGCACCGGCAGCAGCAGGTCACGCGCGATTTCCGCCACCGCGCGGCATTGCTGCGTGGCCGCGTCGTCCTCTCCGTCCGGGTCGTGCAGCAGATAGGCCAGGCGGTGCAGGTAGTGCCGCCCCTCCGCATCGGCATAGGTGCAGGCCAGCACGCTGGCATCCCCCACGCCGGGCCGCCCGAAGGCCGGGTCCCACCAGCCGCCACCGGAAACCATCTGCCGGCCCAGCAGCGTCAGCACGCCGCGGCCATTCGCTTCCCGGTAGTCGGTATCCTCCGCGTAGCGCAGGATCAGCGCGGGATCGAGCCGCGCTGCTTCCTCCGCCACCGCCTCCAGCAGCATCTGGCGGCGAAAGGCGAGCGGGCCGACGCGCTGGCGCAGCGCGGCGATGCCCGCCTCCGTGAAGCGTTCCGGCCAGGCGCTGGCGCCGTTCTCGTCCAGCAGCGGCAGCACCAGGCGGCGGTAGCCGGACAGGAAGGCATCCGGCCCCTCGGCATACAGGCTTTCCGCGCAATGCGGCGTGCCGACGAACAGCACGCGGCCGCCGGGGACCAGCACGAACTCCGTCTCCGTCAGGCGTTCGCGCAATTCGGCGCGCTGCCCGGCGGAGCCGCAATTGCCGGCAACCTCCACATCGTCGCAGACGATCAGGTCGGCGCGGGCGCCGGTGATGTTGCCGCCGATGCCGGCCGCCAGCATCGAGGCATCGCGCAGCACCGCCTCCCGCGCCACGGTGAAGCGGTCCGACGCCCAGGACCCCTCGCCATGGTCCGGCAGCAGCGCGCCGCACAGCGGATGCCGGCCGAGGATGCGCCGCACGGTCGCCACCATGCGCGTGGCCAGCGCATGGTCGGCGGCCACCACAAGAATGCGCGTATCCGGCGCACGGTAGAGCTGCCAGGCGCAGTACAGCCCGACCAGCGTGGATTTGCCGCAGCCGCGAAAGGCCATCAGTAGCAGCCGCAGGTCGCCCTGCTCACCCCGATCCGCCAGCCAGCGCAACATGCGGCGATGCACGGCGGGCGTACCCAGCCCGGCGATGCGGTTCCAGATCCAGGCGAATTCCAGCAGGTCGGCCGGCCGTTCGGTTCTGCATCGTTCGGTCATGCATCCCCTTCCTTCGCCATCTGTGCCCGCATCGCGGCCAGCAGATGGTCCTCATCCGGCGGCAGGTCGCCGATCTTCGTGGCCTCGCCGGAGGTCATCGCCGCCAGTTCCGCCATATGCGCCAGCGCCGCGCGGGCAGCGGCCTGGTGCGCGGCGAAGGCCTTGGGGTCCGGCGGCACGTCGCCCCGCGGCCAGGAGGCGACGAAGTCGGCGTAGTCACCGGCGACACGTTGCATCGCCGCCGCCAGCGTCTCCCGCGGCAGCGGCGAAGTGGTAGGCTTGCCCCGAGCGGGACGCTTCATGCCTTCACCACGCGCACGCGCACCGTGCCGGCATTGAGATCGACCGCCACGCCGGTGCGGTTCCAGGCCGTGACCGTCACCACATCCTGCGCGCCGATCTGCGCCAGGAAGACCGCGCCGGAGGTGGCCAGCGAGAAGGCCGCCTGCGCAAAATCGCCGGGCCTGGCACCAGGCACCGACACGTTGATCTGTGCGCTGGACCCGGGCTCGATCGAGGCCGGATCCCACGCCTGTTCCGCCACCAGCTCCCGCACGCCGATCCGCAGGTCCGGCAGGCCGTACAGGACGGAGGGTGCGTGCCGCGGGTCGCAGTTCAGCCGCAGCGCACGCAGCTCGTAATCGGCGGAGATGCGCGCCACACCGATCACCGCCGTGGCCACACCTTCCCACAGCCGCACCGCCTGCAGCCGCGACAGCCCCGCATCCGTCATATCCGCCGAGCCCTGCCACCAGCGCGCCGCCGGGTTCCACACCATGGATTGGCCCGAGGCGCGCACCAGCTGCCCGATGCTGTCGGTCAGCAGGTTGTTGGCGGCGTCGAAGCACATGACGAAAAGCCGCGGGAAGTCTGCATCGACGCTCAGTGCGAATTCACGGCAGGCCCGCGCATCCACCACGAAGCCCAGCGCCCGCCCGCCGGTCAGCACCGCGCCGCGGTTCGTCAACTGAAAGGAATCCAGGGCGGGGAACACGAAGTCCTGCAACAATGATGGACTGCCGGCCACGTTGGTCGACAGGCAGGCCAGCTTCTCGAAGCCCGTCTGCGTCGCGCTCCAGCGGATTGCGGCAGCGCGGAGCGACGGCACGCTCGCCACTTCCCGCGTTGCCGCACGATGCGGCGCGGCCTGGTGCAACGCCTCCACCACGCCGCCGAGGCGGGTGGCGGAGACGGCGTGGTCGATTTCCACCGTGTAGCCCTGGCTCGCCCAGGTCACCTCATACACATGGTCCTGCGCCGCGGCCGTGTGGCGGGCCACGAAGCCGCTGCAGCCTTCCATCCGCAGGCCACGCGCGATGATGGAACGGCTGTTCACCTCGCAAAGAAATGGAATACCGGAGATTGGCCGGCCTTCCGCGTTCAGCTCGAAATTCTGGCCGTTGAACAGGTGCCGGTTATGCGCGACATAGGCGCCAGGCGCGGCCGACAGCCGGATGCCGAAGCGGTCCTTGTCCACATGCACGGTGGAGCCCACCGCGAAGTGGCCGCCATGGTAGCGGATCGAGGTATTCCACGCCGCCGCCGTTGCGGTGTGGATATCCAGCCCGATCTTGTTGTTGACGATGCGGCCGAGCTCCAGCGTGGAATCCTCGAACCCCCGGCCATCGCCCAGCGTCCGCACGCCGATGGTGAAGCCCTCGACGCGCCGCACCTCGATGATGGAGGCGTCGTGGTTGCGCAGCAGAATGCCGATCTCGGCCTCATCCTCCCAGGCACCGATCGTCTCGCGCACCACGGAAAGGCCGTTGTGCCACTTGCTGGCATTGCGCGCCGTGCCGCCATCGCCGAGGGTCAGCGCCGGCCCCGAAGGTCCGGCATAGACGATGGTGCCGCGCATGGTCAGCCCGGCCGCGGCACCCGGCAGAGTCAGCGGCTGCGTCGTGCGGTAGGTGCCCTCGCCGATCAGCAGCACCTTGCCGGCGGCGCCAGCTGCATTCATCGCCGCCTGAAGTGCCGGGCCATCTTCCGTCGCACCATCGCCCGTCGCGCCGAAATCGCGCGCGCTGAGCTGCTCGGCCAGCTTGTCTTCCACCGTATGCGGCACAGCGCCCGGAAACGGCGCGCTGATCAGGCCGGAATCGCGCGGCAGCACCACAAGGTTGCCGGTGCTGTCGAAGCCCAGCATGCGGTTGGCACGCGCGGCGCGCAGCGGCAGGGTGAAGCTGCCGCCCACCTCGGCGGGGTCCTGGCGGATCGCCGCGGAAAGCTCCTCCCGCTGCTCCTGCATGGTGGCGACGATGCGGTCCAGCTCATCGTTCAGCGTGCGCGCGCGCAGCACGCCATTGTCCTGGAAGTCCGTGCTGCGCTCCACGCGGATGCGCCGGCGCAGCGTGACCGTGCTGCCATTGGCCGGCGGCGTGGCGAGGATGACGCTGCCGCCCTCGCTGCTGCCGGAACCCGTCACGGTAAAGCCACCCGCCACCGGCACGCCATCGACGCGCAGTTCCATGTCGGTGGGGTGGAAGATCGGGAAGGGATAGGTGAACGCAACGCGGCTGCCGTCGCCCAGATACTGGACGCGCGGCGCGACGTCGCCGATGCGGATATGCTCGGGTGCGTCAATCGAGCAGGTTGCGAAGTGAACTGCCGAAGGTGGTGCCGGCGCGCAGGAAGCTGGTGAGCGAGCCGTCCGTGTTCAGAAGGCTGCGCCGCCCGGCGGAAAGCCTGGCTGCGAAGATCTGGTCGCTGTCGGCCTGCGCGGCCGCGGCATCACGCTCCAGCCCCGCCGTCAGCGCGGCGGCGGAGCCCTCATCGGGCGAGATTCCGCCGGCCGCCAACCTGGCGCGGGTGGAGGCCAGCGTACCCGCCAGCCGCGCCTCCCGTGCACGGGCGTCAGAGGATTGCTGCAAGGTGACCTGCTCGGCGCGCACGCGTTCCTGCTCCCGCGCCGCATTGGCCTGCGCCTTCGCATTGGCGGATTGCGCCTGGCCCTGCTGCACGCTGTTGAAGATGGAAACGCCCGCGCCGATGGCGGTCGCGATGGGTGCGAGTTGCGCCATCAGTTCGAGATCCTCATATCGGTGGTGACGGAAAGCAGTGTCAGCGGCAGCGCGCCGCCAGCCGAGTGCGCGCAGCGCGATGTCCCCGGTGAAAGGCGCGGGCGGCGCATCCAGCAGTGCGGTGTCCAGACGGCGGAACGGCACCGGCTGCACGCCGCGGCCGAGATCCACCTCCAGCGCCGGCGTCGCCAGCACCCGGAAGGTGGCGGAGACCAGGCGCAGCGGCGCGGCGGCAGATGCGTTCGCATTGCCGAGCGCGGGCGGCAGCGGCTCGATCACATGCCGAAAGGGCAGCCCCGCCTGCACGGTCGCCGCCGGCGGGTCCAGCGTGATGGCGCCGTCCCGCACGCGCTCCGCCGCACGCGGCGCACCATCGGCCAGCACGCCGACCTCGCGCGCCTCCAGATGCGCCAGGCCGGTCCAGCGATCCTGCGGCGCGGCGCTGCTGCCGGACAGCGCGGCATCCAGGCCCATCCCGGCATCGAAACGCTCCAGCCGGAAACTGCCGAAGCGTTCCACCAGCGCGAAGACACGGCCCTCGGTTTCCGCCACCGCACGGAACGCGCCTTCCGTCTCCAGCCGCGTCCAGGCGGTGACCTGCTCGGCGCGATACAGCGTCAGCGTCGCGATGCTGCCATCCGCCATCACCACATGCAGCAGCCGCGCCGTCTGGTCATAGGCCATCGAGACCGGATCGCGCACCAGATGCCGCGCGACCAGCGCCAGGTCATTCGCCTGATAGGCATCCGCCACATCGGTGTAGGCGAATTCATGCACGCCGCGGCCGGACCGTGCGACGAACAGCGTCGCGCCATCCACATCCACCGGCGGCACCTGCCGGTCCACCGCCATGCCGATGCGGGTCTGGCGGTTCAACTGGATGGAGGACGGCGTCAGCGGATCGCCCGTCACCATCCATTCGGTGCCGGAGGTGAAGACCTGCAGATGCCGCCCCGAGAACACCGCACGAATCGCATTCACCTGGTCGGAGACCAGCGCGAATTCGATCGCCTCGTCATCCAGCCCGGTGCCGCCATCGAAATCACCAAGATCGCCGGTGCGCGACAGCCACAGCCGGTTCGGCGCATCGCGCGATCCACCGAGCACCAGGCGGTTCTGGTGGAAGCAGGCGCAGACCGGCCAGCCGCGCACGGGGCTGAATGCGGCCTCCTGCCAATCCTCCGTGGCCAGCGTATCCTCCAGCGGGTCCTCCACCACCGCGGTCGCGTTCTGCGGCCCGGCGACGGAAGCAATCACCACGCGCTTTCCCTTCAGGCGAAAGCGGCGCGAGACATGGCCGCTGCTGAACAACGGCGCGGAACTGGTCAGCGCCACCGTGCCCATGGTGGCGGAGGCCGCCAGGGTCACGTTGCGTGCGAAATTATGAAACGGCTCGCGCACGAAGACGAAGGGCGTGATGCTCCAGGCGGTATGGCTGCTGCGCGTCAGGCGTTGCGGCGCCATCTCCGGGTGGAACAGCAGCAAGGTATCGGCGCTTTGCGTGAAGGCAAGCTGCGGCAACAGCGCAGTGGACCAGGGTGCCGGCAGGCTCGCCACCTCCGCATCGCCGAGGAACACCTGCAGGCGCCCCGCAGTCAGCACCAACAGATAGGTCTGCTCCGTGTTGAACTCGAAGGGCACCAGCCGGGCCGGGCCCGGAAGCGTCGCGACATGCACCAGACCGGGCCGGCGGGCGACGCCGCCCGTTGGCTGGATCACGACATTCCGCAACTGCCGCGCGCCATTCTCGAAAGCACGCAGATCGGCGCGGCCGTACAATTCGGGCGCGAGTTCGCCGGCGGTGAAGGAGGATTTGATGCGGCGCGTGGCGATCGTCATGCGCTCAGCCCCTCACATCGATCAGCGGGAAATGCTCGATCGCGCGCGGCGTATCCTGCTGGCTGTCGATCAGCCTCGCGCTCCGCATCTCGTTCTCCGCCAGGCGGAACAGCATCTCGGCGCGGGATGCGCTTTCGGTCAGCGGCAGGCAGAACTCCGCCGCCAGGCGTGCGACCAGCGCCTGGGCGAAGAAGGGCGGGAAGGCGCTTTCGTCGGGTCGGAAGATGTAGGTCAGCGTCACGCTGATGGAATCGGCCTGCAGCTTGTCCTCATGCAGCCGGTAGGGCATGCCGCCGCCACGCGCACCGCTGCCGGCGGACAGCGCCCGCAGGAAGCCGGTGGGCAATTGGAAGGCGTGCGCCATATCCGCCGGCGGCGCGGCGGAAAGCCGCGGCAGGCTGGCCTGGCCGGTGGCGAAAGACCAGGGATGTGCGGACAGCAGCGCATCCCGCGTCGGCCCATAGAGATTGGCCGCCACCTCCGCTTCCGCGGTGCCCTCATCGAGCGAAGCAACAGGCTGCGCGCCGATGCGCAGCAAAGCGCGCGAGCAGAGCGCGACAGCGGTCAGTGCCATTTGGGTGTTCCGATCCGGGATGTTGGGTGTCGCGGCACCCTCTCTCCCCGGCTGGGGAGAGAGGGCTTGTCGGATTATTCTGCCGCGCGCATCCGCACGACGCCGAAATCGTCCACCAGCGCCGCGCCCTGGCTCATCATGTTCGAGACGAAATGCGCGGCGCGGTCGCCATGCCAGGTGATGTCGGTCTCGACCTCCGCGGCGGAGGCATGGCCGATGGCGGTGCGATGGTAGAAGTAGCAATGCCGCAGCCCGCCCGAGAGCGTCAGGCCCGAATGCGGCATCCACATCGCGCCCAGCCAGCGCTTCGCCTGGCTGCCCTTCCACGGCAGCGCATCCTCGCCGATGTATTCGGAGGAGGAGAACTCATCGATCTCCAGAAGCTGCGACCACTGCTTCCAGCCGACCACGGCGTAGCGCCCGCCATCATCGGGCACTTCCGCCGCGCCCATCATCTCGAAGGCCAGCAGCACCTTCGCCTTGGTCAGCCCATCGGCATCCGTCGTGCCGGCCGCCGTGCCCACGGCGTCGCGCGTCGAGGCATCCAGCGCCGCGATGATCAGCTCATCCGTCTTGCGGCCGAGCGCATAGGCGCCGGCATTGGCGACGACGTTGCGCTCATCCACATTGGTCTTCAGCTCGTCCAGCCGGTCGATCCAGTCGCCGGCGTAGTAGTCCTGCAGCACGCATTCGACCTGTGCGTGTTCCAGGTTCATCACCGGCACGGAGCCATGCCGCGTCTTCGCCGCGGCAATGCCCTTGCCGACCTTCGGGAAGAAGGTGCTGGTGCCGGTCACGCCGGTCTTGGAGCGCACGGTGGAGCGCAGCTTGCTGCCCTGGCGCTGATAGGCCTCATGCACCTCGGCCTGGAACTGGCGGGTGAACACGGCGTCGATCTGGGTGGAAGCGGACATGCGATTTCCCTGTCAGGAAAAGAGGTTTTGCGAAGCGGCCGCGCGCGCTGGTTTCCCATGATGGGCCGGTGCGCGGCTGAAGCCCGCAGCCCGCCGGGGCGGGTTGCCTGCGGGAAATTGTGGCGCTACTCGCCGACGAGTCGCCGAAAACCTTCCGTCACGCGCTTGACGAAATCGGGCTCCCGCGTGCGCCAGTAACGAGGGTCGCGCATCATCTTGCGCAGCTCAGCCTCATCCGGCCCGGCCTCGGCCTGTGCGTCGCGGGACAGGGAAGGCTCCTTGCCCTCCATCATCCGGTGCAGCGCGACCACGCCATCGGCGGTGGAGGACAGCGCGGTGAACACCGCCTCCGGCAGGTTCGCGCGGCCCCAGGCGGAAAGCTGCCCGGCGATGCGGCGGAAGCGGTCCTCGCCACCGAAATGCGCGCGCAGCTTTTCCACCTGCCGGCCCGCCTCGAACTCCGCGGCGGCCTCGGCAATCAGCGGCAGCAGGCGCTCGGCGGCCAGGTCATAGACAAGCTGCACCTGGCGCGGATTGAAGCCTGCCTCATGCAGCCGCTGGTTCACCGCGGAATCCGGCGTCAGCAGTTCGTTCGGCGGCGTCACCTGGTATTCCTCCGCGCTGTCCGGAATGCCCAGCGCGCGGCGCCAGCGCATCCGGTCCTCCTCCGGCGCGTCATCCGCCGGCGGGGCGAAGCGCTGGGACAGGCGGCGCTCCAGCTCGATGTAGGATTTCAGCAGCGCATCCACGCGCAGCGCGCCCTTCGCCTCGTCCCAGAATTTCTCGGGGATCTCGGCAGGCCGGGTATTCGTGCTGGCGGTTTCGGTCGCGGCGTCGAGAAGGTTGTCGGACATGCCGGGGCTCACTCCTGGTTCTGTGGGGTTACGGGCCGGATGATCTCCGGTGGCGCGCCGAGGGTGCGGGCCAGCCAGCGCGCGGCAGCCGGCGCGTCCAGCACCGCTGCCGCCTCCGCGCCCAGCCCGGCGGCGGCCTGGAGGAACAGCAGCGTGTCGGAGGCATCGGCCCGCGCCTGCACACGGGCGAGCGGCGAGCTGTAGACCAGCCGCGCCTCCTGCCCATCGGCCAGCAGCGCCGGCACCTCGCCGCGCCGGCGCAGCACGGCCAGGCAGCGCGCCACCAGCGGCGACAGCAGCTCCGCCTGCAACCGGCCATAGATCGCGCCGAGCAGGCGGATGGAAATGGCGCTGCGTTCCGTGACTTCTGTCGCCGTCATGCCGGCCTTGTCGGAAGCGGCGATCCGGTCGGCCAGCAGCGCGCCACGGATGCGCGCCCGCAGGTCCTGCAGGATCAGCTGCGACACGTCGAAATTGCCCGGCGCCGCCAGCGGCGTGAGGCCGGCGGAGCCCTGCGCCTTCGGGATGATGGCACCCGGCACCAGGCGAACCGTCGCCGGGTTCAGCACGCCGTCATCCTCCGCCTGCCAGATGCCGGTGGCGGCGATGGACGCGTTCTTCAGGATCAGCTCCACCACCTTGTTGGCGGTGCGGATATCCGGCAGCGCCTTGGCCACGGGGCCGCGGCCGTATGTCTCGCCCGGCACCTTCAGCCAGCGAAAGGCGATGAAGGGGTTCTCCGAGAACCGCCCCTCCGCCAGCAGTTCCGCCGCCCCCTCCCCGCCATCCAGCACCACGGCAAAGCGGTGGCCGGCGCGGGCATTGGGCCACACCGCTTCCACCACGCGAAGCTGTGGCGGCTCGGCATTGCCATCCTGCTTCGGCAGCGCGACCTGCGCCGCCGGCCAGCGCGACCGGATCTCGGCCGGCGTCAGCTTCGCGGCGCGAAACACCGTGTCGAGACGGCCGGAGGGGCCTTCCTCCAGCACCGTCTCCCGCAGCGGCACCGCGGTGAAGCGCAGGGCAGAGGTCTCGCCGGGCGGCGCTTCCTCCACCAGCAGCACGGCGGTTCCGGTGACCACCAGTTCGAGAAAGGCCTGGTGCAGCTCGAGCGCGAAGTTGGAGCGGTCGAGATGCCCCTGCAGCGTTTCCGCCGCATCCTCCAGCACCCGCGCCACGGCCTGCGCCGCCGGGCCTTCGGCCACCTTCCGCGTCGGCGCCAGGCCGAACCAGCGCGACCAGGGCGGCGCGAGTTCGGCGAGCAGCGACGCCGCCAACTGCTCCGCCGCATCGGCTGCCGTCGCATCGAACAGCGGCGCGGCATTGGCGGCCGGCAAGGCGTGGTCGTAGCAATCCTGCCACCGCCCCTCCAGCGGCCGACGCCGTGCGGCGGCGCGGGCGTGGCGGGCGAGGATCTGTTCGGGTGTCATCATGTCCCTCACTCGCCCAGCAGGCTTTTGCGCACGGCATTGCCCGGCGCCGGGGCCAGCACGCCGCGGGCGGAGGTGGCGATGGTGCCGGCCAGGCCCCGGCGGGCGCGGTCCAGCGCCCGCTGGCGGGCCTGGCGCGCGGCATCCTCGGCCGAGGCCTCGGTGGCGACGGCTTTCTCGGTCGCGGCCTCGACCGCGTTGCTCGTGTCCGTCGCGGTCACGACCGGCTTCGGCGCCTGGAACAGGCCACCCATGCGCGCTTCCTTCGGATCGGGTTGGCTCCCGGGTTCGGCGCAAAAAAAGACCCGCCCGGCGAGGCCGGACGGGTCTGAGTTTGGGGGACCGGGAGAGGAGGGTGCCGTGGGACGCAATTCGTCCCGTGGCAGGGGTTTGATAGACCGGGTTCAGCGGCCTGTCAATTTTATTCCTATTATTGCTGATTATTTTCCTTCTCCGCGCCGCCAAGCGCCCGGAACAGCTGAAACGGCGTCCAGGCCACCGGCGCGCCCTGGCCCAGCAGCGCCCGGCACAGCGCCACGCAGGTGAAGGGGGCGAGGTTCGGCAGGCGCTGCGGCTGCGCCTCCCCCGGCGTGAAGGGGCCCAGCACGCGCAGCCCGGCGCGGCGGTAGAAGCCCGGCAGGTCGAAGCTGCCCTCCACCGGCAGGCGCGCCACCAGCAGCCGGCCCGAAAGCGGCTCCAGCACGGTCCACCCTGCCTCGTCGCCGATCGCGGCGAAGCAATGCCGGAAGCCGGGGCGCAGCAGGTGCAGCCAGGGCTGGTCGGCCACGCCACCAAAGGCGATCCAGACCTTCTGGCCGGCATCATCGGCCGCCCGTCGATGCGCCAGGCGGCGGGTGGAGAGCGATTCCACGGCCCCGGTCATGCCACGCGCCCCCGGAAGGGCAGGATCTCGGCTTCCTGCAACCCCCGCGGCGGGCCGCTGACGATTCCCTTGGCGCGCAGCGGGAAATCCAGCCGGTCCATCGCCTCCCGCCACAGCCGCAGATCGCCGGCTTCCTGCGGGATGCGCGGGCTTGGGGATTCATGCCGCTCTCCCCAGATGCGCATGATGCGGGCATGGGCGAGATCGATGCGGCGCTGGCGGTACAGCCGGTCGAGGCATTTCACCACATCATCCGGCTCACAGGGCCGCACCACCAAGCCGCGACCGGCGCCGAGGCGCGCGCCGTCGCGCCGGGCGGTCAGTGCGGCCATGGTCCAGAACCAGGCATCCTCGGCGGTGGCGAAGGGTTGCGCGCGGTCCATGCTGGCAAGGACGGGGGCGCGGCAGGGGGCGATGGACAT